GGACGGCTGTGATGCGAAGTTTGGCTTCTTCTTCCGCGATATGCTCAAGGAAGAGTTTGAGGCGGAATTCCCCGGTGCCGATGCGATTGGCTGGCCATTGGAAGGCGGTAGCGCCTGGCTGAACAAGGATCAGATCCGCGTTGCCGAATACTTCAAGGTCGTTGAGGAGCGCGATACGCTCATTGCTGACCCGCAAGGCAATACGCTGTTGTTGTCCGAAATGGAGCCGGAAATGGCTGCCGCAGTCAAGCAGCAGATCAAGGCCAAGGTATTGCGCTCCCGCAGCGTGAGCAAGCGCAGCGTCAAGTGGTTCCTAATTGCTGGTGATCAGGTTCTAGACTCGAAGGATTGGCCGGGCAAATATATCCCCATCGTGCGTGTCGTCGGCGAAGAGGTCGAGATTGACGGCGAGATTGACCGCAAAGGTCATACGCGGGGCATCAAAGACCCGCAGCGCATGTACAACTACTGGACCAGCTCTGCAACGGCAAACGTCGCGCTACAAGGCAATCAGCCATATCTTGCGCCGGCTGAGGCCATTGAAGGATACGAGGAATACTGGAACAACCTGAACACGGGCGATTTCCCGTATCTGCCGTTCAATGCGTGGAACGAGGAAGGGCAGCAGATCCCGATGCCTCAACGCCAGCAGCCTCCCGTCATGGCTCAGGCATTCATGCAGGGCATGCAGGTTGCCAGCGAAGAAATGAAGATGGCCAGCGGCCAATACGATGCTTCGATGGGTGCCAAATCGAATGAAACATCCGGCCGCGCCATTACCGCACGCCAGCGCGAAGGCGACACCGCGACCTTCCACTTCATCGACAACGTTGCTCGCGCCATCAAATATACAGGCAAGATCCTGATTGACCTGATCCCGAAGATTTACGACACGCCGCGGGTGGCTCGCATCCTGGGCGAAGATGGATCGGAAAAGATGGTCAAGATTGATCCGCAGCAGCAACAGGCATATGCGAAGCAGCGCAATGAGCAGACGCGTGAGATCGAGGAAATCTATAACCCGTCGATCGGTCGTTATGACGTGACAGTCGATGTCGGCCCGAGCTACACAACGCGCCGGCAGGAAGCATTCTATGCGCTCACCGACATGGCAAGCCGTAATCCGCAAGTGATGCAGGTTGCAGGCGATCTGGTGATGAAAGCCGCTGATTTCCCGATGGCTAGCGAACTGGCCGAGCGCTTCGAGAAGACACTGCCGCCGAATCTGCAGGCGGATGGCGATGAGCAAGATCCGAAGCTGATGCAAATGCAGCAGATGATTCAGCAACTGCAAGGCCAATTGCAGGCATTGGGCGCTGAGCATAACAAGCTGGCAGAGGATAAGAAGCTGGAGGCGGACAAGGTATTGATCCAGCGCTACCAGGCCGAAGGCGCGCGCCTTGAGAAGCTGCTGCCGCTGATGCCTCCCGAACTGCAAATGGCGATCGCGCAGAAGTTCGGCATGCAAGCGCTGGACACTGACGACATCGCGCCGGGCGCACATCAAATGCCGGCCATGCCGCCGAATATGCAAGGAATGCCGCCACCAATGGCGCAACAACAACCACAACAACCCGCTCCGGCGGGTTTTTTTACGCCTGAAGGAAGCGAGCAATGACGATGGACGTTTTCTCTCCAAAGCGCGGCGAAACAGTCAACATCGCAGCGACATCCTCCGCAACTTCGGTGACGCTATCTGATGCCGGCAAAAGCTCCAGCAATATCCGCATCTACAACGCAGGACCGAATACCGCCTTCATTCGCATGGGTATTGGCGCGCAAACGGCAGATGTGACGAGCAGCATGCCGATTCCGCCGGGCGTCGTTGAGGGCTTCTATAAGGGTCAAGCGGACACGATTTCCGCAGTATGCGCGTCTAGCGAGACGGCGAAGGTCTACTTTACGCCGGGCGAGGGGCAGTAATGCGGAGAAAAAGGGGGCGCTCTCGCTTGGTAAATGCCGGCGTTGGCCCTCGCCGTTTTTGGCGCTTGTATATCGCTGCAACGGGAGGCGGCAACATTGGCGAGGCAAATATTGCGGAGCTTCAGTTGCGCACCGTTGTGGGCGGTGCAAATGCCGCGGTAGGCGGGACGGCCATCAGAAGTTCTGATTGGAATAGCAGCTGGTTGGCGGCAAACGCCTTTGATGGCAACCCCGCTACTTCATGGTCATCAACTGGCTCCGCGACGAGTGGCCCGCATTGGATTGGATATGACTTTGGCGCGGGGCAGGCGCGCAGCGTAGCTGAAATCGTAATCACTGCCCGCAATGATAGTTGGGCAACAAGCCTGTCACCGAAATCCATGTCACTTCAATGCAGCGACAACGGGGTCGAGTGGATAACGGCAGGAGCGTTCCCCGATCAGGTGGGGTGGGTCGCTGGCGAAACCCGCGCATACAAGATTTAAAACCGTACTCGTCCGGTCTGACGAGGCTTAAATTTCTTGGTAAATCCATGACAGACGACGTAATCCAGAACGCGACCCCGGCGGCGCCCGAAACGGCGGAACAGGTGCAATCGGTCGAAAGTAACAGCACGGAAGCGACCACCGAGCAAACGCAGGAGCAACAGCCCGAGCAGACGCAGGAAACGCCAGAGGAAAAGGCAAAGAAGGAGCCTTGGTTCCAAAAGCGGATCGGCGAACTGACGCGGGAGAAGTACGAAGCAAAACGAGCTGCAGACGAAGCGCGACAGCAGGCCGAGCAATACCGGACCTACCTCGCGCAGATTCAGCAGGGCCAGCAACCGCAGCAGCATCAGCCTGAAGTCGATGTCCGCACATTGGCGCAACAGGAAGCCGCTCGGATGGTGGCAGAGCAGCGATTCAACGAGTCATGCAACAAGGTGTACAGCGTCGGCAAGTCGGAGTTACCTGACTTCGATCGGTCCGTCGCAAATCTTCAGATGGTCGGCGTCAACCGGGAGTTTCTCGAATTGGCCACGACATCTGATGCGGGGCACAAGCTCATTCACCACCTTGGCAACGATCTCGATGAAGCCGCACGCATCCTCGCATTGCCTCCTGTGCAAATGGCGCGTGAGTTGACGAAGCTGGAATACAAGCTGAGCCAGCCGCCCGCACCCAAACCTGTATCGAACGCCCCGGAGCCGATTAAACCGATCGGCGCCGGTGGGGTAGCGCCGAATGGCCTGAGCGATGAACTTCCCATCGATGAATGGATGCGCAGGCACAACAAGCGATAACCCTAGCCAAAACCCAATCCGACCCGCCTAGAGCGGGTTTTTTACTTTCTGGAGTCTGAAAAATGGCAAATTCCCTGCTTACCCCAACCGCAGTCACCCGCAAAGCGCTGGCTGTCCTGCATCAAAAGCTGAACTTCATCGGCTCGATCAATCGTCAATACGACTCTTCGTTTGCCAGCTCTGGCGCGAAGATCGGCGACACGCTGAAGATTCGCCTGCCTAACCAATACACGGTGCGTACTGGCGCCACCCTGTCTCCTCAGGACACCACCGAGCAGAGCGTAAGCCTGACGGTCGGCACTCAAAAGGGTGTTGACCTGAACTTCACCTCTGCCGAACTGACCTTGTCGCTGGATGACTTCTCCAGCCGTGTCATTGAGCCGGCGATGTCGGTTCTGGCTGCCAATATCGAGGCCGATGCCTTCAATATGGCGCTCGACGTGCATCAGGCAGTGAACAACATCGGCTCCGCGATCAGCCTGAACAAAGCGCTGACCGCTCGCAAGATGCTGGTTGACGCACTCGCCCCAGGCGATGCCCGCACGCTGATCCTGAACACTCAGGATAACCTCGACTTGGTGGACTCGCTCAAAGTTCTGTTCCAAGATTCGGCGGAGATCTCCAAGCAATACCGTGAAGGCAAGGTCGGTCGTACCGCTGGCTTTGGCGACATCTACGAAAACACCATTCTGCCGTCGCAAACCACCGGCACTTCGGCCTCTGCCACTGGCTACTTGATCAACGGCGCTGGCCAGACTGGCAGTTCCATTGCCGTCAACACTGGCGCAAACACCTTCAAGAAGGGCGATGTTGTCACTTTCGCAGGCGTGAACCGTGTTCACCCGGAAACCAAGGCCGATACCGGCGTAGCTCATCAGTTCGTCATCACTGCTGACTAT